TGAGTCAAACGAGCAAGGCATTGATGCAACATTTAAGATCGCCAACACAACAGCTGGGACAGATGCACTTGTAGAAGCTGCTGAAGGCTTGCGCGACGGTTTTAGCGTCGAGGTTTATTTTGACGAGTATGAAACCTTGAAGGACGGCACAGTACGCATTATCAAGGGTGAAATGACTGGCGTTGCTTTAACGTCAGAGCCAGCAATTAGATCAGCGCGAGTCGCTGAAGTCGCAGCCACTGAGGGCGACGAGGAGATTTCTGACTCAACAATTGAGCCAGATGCAACACCAACAGAAAAGGACGACGAAGTGGAACAAACCGTTACACCAGCGGAAGCCGTCGAAACGGTAGAAGCCGCACAGTCAGTAACAGCAAATGCAAAGCCAGCAGTGGGTGGTTGGACATCAAAGCCACGCCTAGAGTTCACAGCTGCTAAGTATTTGGAAAACACAATCCGCGCATCACTTGGCGAGGAGTCAGCACGTCAGTATGTCGCAGCGGCAGATGACACAACAGACAACGCAGGTCTTGTGCCTACACGTCAGTTGACAGAAGTTATCAACGGACTTGCTAACAACACACGATCAGCAATTGACGCAATCAGCCGTGGCGTTTTGCCTGATGCTGGTATGTCATTTGAAATTCCAAAGATCACAACAATGCCAACAGTTGCTGAAACATCAGAAGCAGGCACACCAAGCGAAACAGATCAGGCTTCAAGTTTCTTGTCAGTTACAGTCAAAAAGTATGCTGGACAACAAACATTTAGCGTTGAATTGCTAGATCGCACATCACCATTATTCTTTAACGAGTTGCTCAACAACATGTCAGCAGCTTATGCAAAAGCAACCGACCTTGCTGTTTACACAGCACTGGCATCTGGTGCAACAGCTGATGCAACAACATTGACAACATACCCAACAGCTGCCGAGTTGCTTGGCTTTGTTTCACGCGGTGCTGCATCTGTTTACTCAAACACACAAGGCTTTGCAACAAACATCTTGGCAAATACGTCGCAGTGGGCAAATTTAATGACACTCAACGACTCGGGGAGACCGATATACATGGCTGCACAGCCAAGCAACGCAGGCGGCGTAGTACGTCCAGACTCAATCCGCGGCAACGTCGCAGGTCTTGATCTATACGTCACAGCAAACGTACCGTCAGCAAATGACACTGACAAAGATGACTCAATGTTGATTATTAACCCAAGTGCTTACACATGGTACGAGTCACCAACCTACCGCTTGCGTGCAGACGTAATCGCATCAGGTCAGATCGCAGTGTCAGTCTATGGATACGGCGCAATTGCAACCAAGATCGGTGCAGGCGCGTTTGGTATCAACAAGACCTGATAACTAGCAATTAACTAATCATGTGGCGGGTTCTCCCGATCTCGCCACAGCAGTCGAAAGGAAACGGACATGCCAGCCATTGTTACAGCAAGTCAATTGCGCACGGTGCTTGGCGTGTCCGTTTCACTTTACAGTGACAGTTATTTAGACGAGATCATTAACACCAGCGAGGACGTCATTTTGCCAATGCTGGTTGCAAATGTTTCAGGCGTTGACGCTTACAAGTTGAAAGACAACGTAGCTACTTTTCACACAATCCGCGAGCATTACTTTGTAGCTGGTCAATCAGTAATCGTGACAGGCTTGCCTGCACCATTTAGCGCAACTTTTACAGTCGTTGATAGTGCGCCGTTTTACTTTACAGCAGCACTTACAAATGCAGACGTAACAATGCGTCCAATCGTGCCAAACGGCAAAGCAACATTGTCTGGTTATTCAGCAGCGCAGTTGTATGCCAGCACACCAGCAATTGAGTCAGCAATTTTGGCTGTTAGCGTTGAGGTCTTTCAATCGCGCGTTGCAGCTGGTGGACAAATTGAGGGAGTAGATTTTACAAGTTCGCCATACAGGATGGGGAGAAGTCTCACAAATCGCGTCAGCACGTTGTTGATGCCTTACTTGGACGCTGAGACAGTGTGCCAATAAATGCCAGCCAACTCAATTGCCGAAACGCGAGCAGCGTTAGCCACAGCCTTTAGCGCGCTATCTGCCAACGTGTACCCAAGCGTGCCCGAAGCACCAATACCGCCTGCCATTGTTGTCGTACCTGACAGTCCATACATGGAAGTCGTTTTAATCGGCAAGGCAAAAACACAGGTCAAAATTAACTTTGCAATTACAGCCATTGTGGCAAGCAATAGCAATGCAGGCTCACTGGACAATCTAGAAAAGCTCATAATCGGAATTCTTGCGGCAATGCCCGCAGGATACGTTGTTGGCGTTATTGAGAAGCCGACAGTGTTGGAAGTAGGACAGAGTCCAATGCTGGTGGCTGACATAAACGTTTCAACGTACTACACACAAACAACATAGGGGACAAAATGCCAACGACAATCATAACTGGTCGCGATTTAGTCGTGACCATTGCAACCATTAATTACGACGCGCAGGCGACCAGCGCAACACTCGCGGTGGACTCAACCGTAGAGACATACCAGACACTAGACGGCAAGGCTTACAAGCACATTGACGATCAGTGGACTTTTGACATTTCAATGCTTGCTGACTGGGGCGCATCAGGTTCACTTTGCGAGGCATTGTGGACAGCTTGCGAAACAGCACCAAACACAACGCTGGCAGTTTCAATGACAGCGGTTACAGGCGCAGTTTTTGCATTTAACGTGATGCCAGTATTTCCAAGCGTCGGCGGTGCTGCACCAGATGCACAGACCGTTGACCTATCATTTGTCGTAGTGGGAACACCTACTGAGACATTTAGCTAGAAACTAACAATCGGGAGACAAAATGAAGCTACCAATCACAATCGAATACAACGACGGCACGCAGGCTACTTTTACAGCTGCGCCGCCTGAGTGGGTTAAGTGGGAAAAGCACACAGGCAACACAATTGCACAGGCGCAAGAGAAAATGGGTCTCAGTGACCTGATCTTTCTTGCTTACCATGCAATGAAACGCGAAGCAGCAGGCAAGCCAATCAAACCGCTAGAGGTTTGGACGGAAACTATTGCAGACGTTGTTGTAGGTGAGGCAAACCCAAAAGTTACCCAGTCGGAAGCCTTAGCAGAATAGTTTGGGAAGTAGCTCTGGCAACAGGGTTACACCCAGACGATTTTGTTGAAGCTGAGGACATACTGACGGTCATTGAGATTTTAGAGAGGCGCAACAATGGCAAGTGAGGCGATCACATACGACAAAGCCGAGTTGCGCTCAATCATGCGTGCGTTTAAGGCTATGGACGACGAAGCCATTTCACAAGCAAAAAAAGCCTCTAGTGAATTGGCAGACTATGTCAAAGGTCAAATTGTCACAGCAGCAGGCAGGACAAATCACAAACTTGATGACCGAGTTGCAGCTGGTGCAAGAGTGTCCAAATCGTCAAAGGTTGGCGAAATCAGTTTTGGTTTTGCAGGTCAAAAACTAAGCGGCGGCGGCACAACGCAGCAGCTTTGGGGCGGTGCTGAATTTGGCTCAAATCGCTTAAAGCAATTTCCACGCTGGTCAGGTCGTGAAGGTCGTGGGTCACGCGGTTGGTTCATCTATCCGACCTTGCGTGCCGCGCAACCTGAGATCATTAAGAAATGGGAAGAAAGTTTTAGCAAAATAGTTAGGAAGTATGACTAATGGCTGGAAGTCGTACCCTCAAATTATCCATACTTGCTGAGACAAAAGATTTAGTTGACGGCTTAGGCAAAGCAACAAAAAGCACTGAGACATTTGGCGACAAAGCCACAGAGTTTGGCAAAAAGGCTGCGCTTGCGTTTGCCGTGGCTGGTGCTGCGGCACTGGCATTTGCGGGAGATGCAGTCAAAGCAGCTGCCCAAGATCAAGCTGCGCAGGAAAAACTAGCTGAGACAATTAAGGCAACGACAAACGCCACAGTTGCCCAAGTCAAAGGCGTTGAGGATTACATAACCAAAACCTCAATTGCAGTCGGTGTTACAGATGACGAATTGCGTCCAGCATTGTCTCGTCTTGTCCGATCTACAAAGGACGTGGACGAAGCACAGCGTCTGCTCAATCTTGCACTTGACCTGAGCGTTGCAACAGGTAAGCCAGTCGAGGCAATTTCTAACGCATTGGGTCGAGCCTACGACGGCAACACATTGGCACTGGCACGTCTTGGTCTTGGACTTGATGCCAACCTCTTGAAGTCAAAAGACAATGAAGCGATCATCACGTCGCTGGAAACTACCTACGGCAGATTTGCAGAGGGCGCAGCTGAGACGGCAGCGGTTAAGTTTGAGCGCATACGCATTGCAACTGACGAGGCAAAAGAGTCAATTGGTGCTGCCTTATTGCCAGCCGTTGAACAGCTTATGGATTACGTTTTGACAACCGCCGTGCCTAATTTGGAAACATTTATTAACGCGCTTACTGGTAACGGCAGTTTGACCGAGGCAACCGAGGACGGCACAGCAGGGGCGTTTAAGTTTGGCGAGCAAGTAGGAAAGGTCATTAAGACAGTTATTGCTCTCAAAGACGAGTTACTTATTGTTGGTGGCGTTTTGGCAGGATTGTTTGTTGTATCAAAAATAAGTGCTGCCGTTATGGGCACAATTGCGTTGATCAAAACAGTTATTACGGCATACAACGCATTGAAAGCATCAGCAATCATTGCTGGTATAGCTGCTTATTTTGCACTCAACCCATTGGCAGGCGTTGCAGCCGTAGCGATTGCAGCTGGTGTGTTAGCTGGTGCAAGCAGACTAATTGGCAGTAGCGACGTTGACACAAGCGGTTTGGGTGTATCTGGTGTAGGTGGTTTTTCAGGAACAATGCCAAATGGTCAATCATTTGCAACTGGTGGTACAGCTCGCACTGGTGGTGCTGGCACAACAACCCCAACAATCGTCGTACCGAGCACAAGCGGTGTCAGCACCGCCTCACGGGTGGCAGCAACCGCTGCTGCTGCATCAACTAACGTCGTTGCTGGGTCATTTGATGTTGGTCGTTTCCGCATGGCTGAGGAACGCGACAGTGGCACGACAATTAACCTGACAGTTACTGGTGCATTTGATAAAGAAGGCACAGCACGCACAATTGTCAACACCCTTAACGACTCATTTTACCGCGGCACAGGCGGCGCAGGAAGTTTGCAAATAGCATGACGCAATGGTCGCCAGTCTGGAAAGTAGAGCTTGACGGCGTTGAATACACAGACGCGGTATTGGCTAACCTGACAATCCGGACAGGTCGCACAAACATTTATGAGCAGGCACAAGCTGGTTATGTAAATTTACAGCTGCTAGACGTAAATCAAACGGCAATACCAGTCAACATAAATAGCACAATCAGCGTATCTATCAAAGACTCAACAAACGCTTATGTAACTATTTTTGGCGGAAACGTGGTTGACATTGGTTTAGAGATACGCGACGTGGGCAGCACAATGTTCACACAGACATACAGCATCACAGCATTGGGCGCATTGGCTCGTTTGCCTAAGTTTATTTTTGAGGACAACCTAGCGCGCGACTTTGACGGCGATCAAATTTTTGAGGTTTTGTCTCAGGTCTTGTACCAAACATGGGCGCAAGTACCTGGTGCATTAACTTGGGCAACTTATAACCCAACAACAACATGGGCAAATGCAGGTAACACAGGCATTGGCGAAATTGACCAACCCGGAAATTATGATCTCGCAGCTAGATCAAGCGAGCCTATTGACGCATACAGTTTGGTTTCTGCACTAGCTACATCAGGTCTTGGCTACATTTACGAGGACGCACAAGGTCGAATTAGCTACGCAGACAGCACACACCGCACAAATTACCTTGCAGCAAACGGTTACGTTGACCTTGACGCAAACCATGCACGCGCAGCAGGGTTGCGCATTGAGACTCGCGTTGGCGACGTAAGAAATGCCATAACGATTAAGTACGGTGCAAACTCAAACAATGATGTATCAGATAGCGACTTAGTATCTATTGCCACATACGGCAACCTTGCCCAAATCATCACGACGACCTTGCATGACGCAACAGATGCCACGGCACAAGCTGCGTTTTACCTTAGCCTGCGCGCTAATCCTCAGCCTATTTTCAGCGAAATTACCTTTGACCTAACAAACCCAGAAATTGACAACTCAGATCGTGACAACCTTATTGCCGTGTTTATGGGTGAGGCGATAGCACTTAACAATTTGCCGCTTAACATGAGCAGCGGCACGTTTCAAGGCTTTGTCGAAGGTTGGTCGTTTCAAGCGTCGTACAACCGTTTGAGCGTTACTTTGTTATTGTCACCACTGGCATACAGCTTGCAGGCAATGCGCTGGAACGACGTGCCGATCACGGAAACATGGGCAAGCGTGTCGCCGACTTTAGACTGGGCAAATGCGACAATAGTCGCTTAACGAAAGGAAACTCAATTGGCAAACCCGACTACAAACTATGGTTTTGTTCTCCCCACGCCGAGCGATTTGGTAACGGACTTACCAGCTGATTTTGACGTTGCATTGCAAGGCGTTGACACACGACTGAAGGCATTGCAGCCCGGCACAACGCTCGGCGATCTTGCTTATTCATCAGCAACTGCAAACACCAAC